GAGTTGAGGGAGTGCCGGTTGGGGAAGAGCGCGGTAACGGATGGCAGCGACAGGATAGGCAACGGGTGTTGAAGTAACACGATGTCAGATGGGCACCGTAAGGGCGAATGGCAATTCGCCCCTACGAGATGGCAATTTGGGCAATGAATAGATGCGTTGGTGAACGGCAGCGACTGGGCGTAGCAACGCTACGCCCCTACGAAAGGCAATAAATGGGATGAAGGTGGAGATGAGGTTGGGATGAACTGGTATGTGATGGGGACGAAGAAGCTGTTGCAGGAGCCGAGGTTGTTTGCCCGCTTTGCGAGCCGGTTGACGCTGCGCGAGTATCAGGCGGGGGTGTGCGAGGCGATCTGCGACTCGGTGCTGAAGAGGCGCGGGCTGACGTTCGTGGTGATGTTCCCCAGGCAATCGGGGAAGAATGAATTACAGGCGCAATTGGAGGCCTATTTGCTGGCGCTGTTCTGCGAAGCTCCGATGGAGATTATCAAGGTGTCGCCAACGCTGAAGCCGCAGGCGCAGAATGCGATGCGGCGGCTGGAACGCACGCTTAAGAAAAATGTGTATCTAAGCAAGAGTTGGCGCAAGCAAGCGGGGACGCTGTATGCGGTGAACGAGGCGCGGATTCAGTTTCTTTCGGGGTCACCGCAGAGCAGCATTGTGGGGGCAACAGCGTCGCTGCTGTTGGAGGTGGATGAGGCACAGGATGTGCTGCCGGAAAAGTTCGATAAGGATATCGCGCCGATGACGGCTTCGACGAACGCCACGCGGGTGTTCTGGGGCACGGCCTGGACGAGCGATTCGCTGCTGGGCCGGGAGTTACGAGCGGCGGAAGCCGCGGAAGCGGGCGATGGCCTGCGGCGGGTGTTCCGCTTGACGGCCCAGGAGGTCAGCGCAGAGGTGCCGGCCTATCGGGCTACGGTGGAGGCAGCGATCAAACGGCTGGGGCGGTCACATCCGCTGGTGAAGACGCAGTATTTCTCGGAGGAGATCGATGGGCTGGGCGGGTTGTTCCCGCCGGAGCGGATCATGAAAATGCAGCATTCCTCACCCCCTGGCCCCCACTCGCACACTGCGCTCGGGGGTGCAAAAACCGCGACCCACTCGCATCCTAAAGATCTCATGACAGGCGAGGGGAAAGAATCTGAAAGCCTGCAACGTCCCGATGCGCGGGCACGATATGCGATTTTGCTGGACGTGGCGGGGGCGGACGAGGGGATGCGCGGGCTGGATGGGAGCCTGGAGGCGGCCAATCCGCGGCGGGATGCGACGGCGCTGACGCTGGTGGAGGTGCAGGCGGGGACGGCCACGGCACTGCCGGTTTACCGTCCGTGTCTGCGCCGGCAATGGGTGGGGGCCGACAGTGTGACGCTGAGGCGGGAGATCACGGCTCTGGCACACGACTGGCGGGTGAGCGCACTGGTGGTGGATGCGACCGGCGTCGGGGCCGGGCTGAGCGCTGAGTTGACGCACGAATTGCCCGGGCTGGTGACTCCGTTTGTATTCAATGCCAGTTCGAAGTCGAAGTTGGGTTGGAACTTTCTGGGGCTGGTGGATGCCGGGCGCTGGCAGGAGGAGCTCTATGCAGCTGACGACACGAGCGATGAGGCGCGCTGGCAGCAGGAGTTCTTTAAGCAGTTGGTAGCCTGCCAGTTCGAGGTGCTCCCCGGCCCGGAACGGCATCTGCGCTGGAGTGTGCCGGAAGGGACACACGACAGGGAGAGCGGAGAGAGTCTGCACGATGACTGGATTTTCTCAGCGGCGCTGGCGGCCGTGTTGGACGATCACGAGTGGAGTTTTGGCAATGGGCCGGCGCTGATCGTGAAGGGACGCGATCCGCTGGAAGAGATGGAGGGGAGGTATTAGAGTGCAAAATCGTCTCACGCACCCCGCAAAAAGATTGCGGGGCAGGGAGGCCCTGATAAAACCGGGGCGGGACGCAGAGATGGACATAAAAGGTTTGGAAAACACGTTGGGGATTGCTTCGTCCGCAACTTACGCGGACTCGCAATGACAAATGCTGATGCACCTCCCAAAATTTATCAAGAGTTGCTTGGCCATAGCGGGTACAGGGTAACTAAAAAGTGTGTTGGGGATTGCTTCGCCCGCGATTACAGCGGGCTCGCAATGACAAGAAAACAAGGAAGGAGAAGGAATGTTAAACGGGATCGATGTCAGTCATTATCAGGAAGAGATCGACTGGAAGAAGGTTAAGGCGAGCGGGGTGCGGTTCGCGATTATCAAGGCCAGCGAGGGGACGGAGATGGTGGATGCGATGTTCGAGGAGAATTTTCGCGGGGCAGTGGATGCGGGAATCGTGCCGGGGACGTATCACTTCTTTTATCCGACGCTGGATCCGCTGAAGCAGGCAGCCCACTATTTGAGCGTACTGAAAGAGGTGGTGGGCGGGCAGGCCTGCCTGCCGCCTGCCATCGATCTGGAAACCGCGGGGACGACCAAAACGGCGATCAATGCCGCGGTACGCAGTTTTATGGAAGAGCTGCGCCAACAGAGCAGACGGCCGGGGCTGCTGTACACCTCGCCGGGGTTCTGGAACACGTATCTGCCTGCGCCGGTGCTGACGCTCAACCGCCTGAAAGCAGCCGACGTGGAATGGGCCTCCGATTATCCATTGTGGCTGGCACATTACACCACCGGCTGGCCCTCCCAGGTGTATCCATGGGCGGGATGGACGTTCTGGCAGTATAGCAGCGGCGGCAAGATCGAGGGCGTGCCCACCCGTGCGGACATGAATCTATTCAATGGCAGCGCTGCAGATCTGGCCGCGCTGGCCGGGGAGGCGTAACGTGGCCGGGCAATCCTGGCTGTCACGCTGGCTGCCGGCGACACATCGGGGGCGCGCCCGCCTGGCCGGGTCAGCGCCCGAAAGCGATGAGAGCTTCGTGGTGGGGCGGCAAGCCGGCAGCGGTGCGGAACGTTACGAGTACGACCGCGAAAAGCTGCTGCACAACGCCTTCGAAGCCTGGCGGGTGAATCCGCTGGCGCGGCGCATCGTGGAACTGACCTCGCAATACGTGGTGGGCGGCGGCATCGCTTTCTCGTGTGCGCACGGGGCCACAGCGGGATTTTTGAAGACCTTCTGGGAGCATCCGCTCAACCGGCTGCCGGTGCGGCTGTACGAATGGTGCGACGAGCTGACGCGCAGCGGCAATCTGTTTCTGCTGCTCAGCACCGACGCAGCCGGCATGACTTACGTACGCGCGGTGCCCACCCTGCAGGTGAAGAGCATCCGGTCGCGGGCCAACGACCTGGATCAGGAGACGGCCTACGAGGTGCAGCCGGATGGCAGCAATGTGCTCGACACAGTCACCTGGCCGGCCTACGACGCCAACGCCGATGCCCTCGATGGTTCCGGGCGCTACCCAACGGTAATGCTGCATTACGCCATCAACCGCGCGGTGGGCTGTGCCTGGGGCGAATCGGACCTGGCTCCGCTGCTCAAATGGCTGGGGCGATACGCCGGCTGGCTCGAAGATCGGGCCCGGCTCAATCACTTCCGCACCGCTTTCCTGTACGTGGTGCACGCCCGCTTTGGCAGCGAAGCAGAACGGCGGGCCAGGCAGGCCAGCCTGAACGCGGCGCCGCCCTCGCCCGGTTCCATCCTGGTCACCGATGAAGGGGAAAGCTGGGACGTGCTCAACCCCGAACTGGCTTCGGACGAGGCTGGAGAGGACGGGCTGGCGCTGAAGAAGATGCTTTCGGCCGGAGCGGGGATTCCGCTGCACTTTTTGGCCGAACCCGAAGGTTCCACGCGCACCACAGCCGAGGCCGCCGGCGGGCCGACCTACCGGCATTACGAGCAGCGACAACGACTGTTCCTGTGGATTTTGGGTGACATGCTCAAGACAGTGACCCAGCGGCGCAGCCTGGTAGACGGGCGCGTCTCGGGCAAGGCAGAGATCAGCCTGCACGGGTCGGACATCTCGGCACGCGACAACATCTCGCTGGCCATGGCCGCCAACAACATCCTGCCCACCCTGCGTGAACTGCGCGACCGCGGACTCATCGACGATGCCGAACTGCTGCGCCTGGCCTACCGCTTCTGCGGTGAGACCGTGGACGTGGAAAACATGCTCAAACGCGGCGCCGCCGCCCCGGTCACGCAATCGGGCCAGGGGGCAGCCACCCCGGCCCAGGCAGTGAAGGTAGACCCGGAAAGCGGAGAAATAACAGGAGGAGGTACTTTATGAAGCCCAAGGAAACGAAAGGAGGCAACTGGCAGCGAACGCAACTAGGCGGGCGGGTCAGCGCCGCGGCAGACGGTGAGCTGCAAATTCTGGCCATCAGCGCGGGCAACGGCAACGGCTGGGAGTTCAGCGCGGCGGTGCTGCGCGACTCGCTGCCGCTGTGGCAGAGCTGCGAATGCTTCATCGATCACTCGTGGAGCGAGCGCTCGGTGCGCGATCTGGCCGGGGTATGCAGCCAACCGCGCTGGAGCGAGTCGGAAGGCGGCATCCGCATGACCGTCAAGCCCTTCGGGCCGGCGGGCAACCTACTGACCCAACTGGCGGCCGAAATGCAGGCGGCAGGCTCCGTTTTGCCGGACGTCGGCTTCTCGGCCGACCTGCTGTTCAACGCTGAAGGCGCCAACGTCACCCACATTCTGCGCGTGTTCTCGGTGGATCTGGTCATCCATCCGGCACGCGGAGGCAAATTCATCTCATCCAATGCAACCAATGAAAAGGAGAACAAAGACATGGAAGAAGTTCAAACCAATCTGAGCCAGGGCGCCGAGGCCAAAGTCACGGAGACGAAAGCCGACGAACTGGAAGAGCTGCGCGTGCAAATGAGCGCCACGCTGCTCGAAAGCAGCCTGGCCAGCGCGCACCTGCCCGAAAGCGTGAACGGACGGCTGCGCAAACAATTCGGCGGGCGCACCTTCGCGGCACAGGAACTGAGCGACGCCATCCAGGAGGCCCGGCAACTGATGAGCGACCTCTCGGCCAGCACCATCGTACAAAGCGGCGGGCGCATCAGCGAGATGACCGCGCCGGAGGATCAGATCACGGCAGCGCTGCACGACCTGATGGGAGTCAAGCGCCCCAACGGACTGGAAGGTGTGCACGCGGCACGGCTGAGCGGCATCCGCGAGTTCTACACGCGCATGACCGGCGATCTCGACTTCAGCGGCGGCTACTTTGGCGAGCGGGCGCAGTTTGCCGTCAGCGCCAACCTGCCCGGCGTGCTCAAGAACGTGATGAATAAGC